GCGGCAGCGAGCGTGGCGGACAAGCCGCCGAGCGCCTGGTATTGCTGCGCGTGAACAATGGGCGCGGCGAGCAACGCCACCGCGGTGAATAAGAGTGCGAATAACTTGGTTTTCATAATTTTTGGTTGATCGGTTTAAAATGGTGATTGGGCTCAACTCGCGGCGCCGGCGGATGCTTCGGCAGCGGCTTTCTCGGCAGCGGCTTTCTCGGCAGCGGCTTTCGTATCGGCTTCGACTTTTAATTTCTGGTCGAGAGCCTTCGCGGGGTCCGCGAGGAGCTTCACGGCCGCGGCGATGTCTTCCGGCGCGGATTTCGGATTTTTGATGAGGTTGCGCAGCTCGAGGACCGTCTGGAATTCGGCAATGGCGCGGTCGGCGGCCGGTTGCAGCTCCGTGATTTTCTTGAGCGCCTTTTCATCGCCGGGGAGGTTGGCGAGGATGCTCTTTTGAGCGGCCACGGCGGCAATGGCTTTGTTGCGCTTCTCAGCGGCCGCGGTGAAGGCTTTGTTGGCGGTGATGATGTCCGCCTCGGCTTTTTGGCGAGCGGCGCGTTTTTCCGCCTCGGCTTTTTCAGCTTTGCGCCGGGCCGCTTCGCGATCCTGGCAGGACTTTGCGGTTTCTTCGGAAATGAAGATGGCGGTTTGGATCGGCTCATCGATGAGGTATTGCTCGAGCCGCAAAACGCCGTCCGGGAATTTATGCAGGCGCTGCGCCTGGTCCAGGATTTCCGCCTGCTCATCGACGGATGATTCCAGGCCGCAAATGATTTGCGCTGCGCTTAGGGCGCTGCGATCCGAATAACCAACAATCAAAGTTTTCATATTTTTATTCGCCTCCTTGGCGATTGATTCAATAAGCCGCTCGGCGCGAGGCCGAGCGGCATGGTTGAATCAATCCGCGATCAGCCTGGGTTGCCGCTGGCGATCAAACCGCCGGCCGTGCTGTCGAGCACATTGGCGCCGAACATGATGTCGAACGATGCCCAGTAAGTGCGGGTGGACGTGTTGAACCAGGCGTAGACCGCGATGGGCAGATTCACACCCGGCAGCATGCCGGTGGCCTGTGCGAGGATGCCGCCCGGGATGGCCGGCGCGTCGACGAGCGGAAGGCCCGCGATGATGCCCAAGGCCTGTTCATCGCCAAAGAAGCCGCGGACGTTGGCGCCGGCGGCGCTGTATTCCGTGTGTAAGGCGACGTAATCCCAGCCGATGACATTTTTCCAACCCGCGCCGGGGATGACCGGCGTGGCCTGCAGGAAGGCGGGGTTGTTGATAATCTTGGCGAGGTATTCGCCATCGAGCATGATGTTTTTGCGGTTGGCTTTCTTCAATTCGCCCCATGCGGTGGACATGTTGGTGAAGTTGAAGGCGCCCGGGACGGAAATGACCGGCGCCAGGGTGTTGAAGTTGGCCGTCTTCAAATAATTCCCGATCACCTGGGAGATCTTGCTGCCCAGGCTCGCCAGTTTGGCCGTCAACAGATCTTCCATCCGGAAGCCGCTATTGAGGTGGCCGTTCGTGACATGGAACGGCTCGGTATATTGCGCCACGGTGACCGTGACGGGCGCGATCGTGGAATCGCCATTTTCAAAATTGGTGGCGTTGGTGAGCGTGGTGGAACCGTCCTGCGCGGTGGTGTTGAACTTCATCACGCCGCTGGCCAGGGGTTTGTAAGGATCCACCGACGCATCGCGCGCGAACATATTCGCGGCGGCGAATTTCGGGCTCAACTGGGTGGTGGCGCCCAAAATCAGGAAGTTGGTGGTGATGGTGGCCGAGAACGTGTTTTCGTTCTTCACCTTGTCCTGGCGCAGCGCATCCGCGGCGAGGTGGCTGAAGTTGTCGCGGAACTCCGCGAAGATCTTCGTTTTGTCACCGTTGTGCTTGGCAAACAGGTTGCGGAGCTTCTCGGTCGGACGGCCCTGCAAGCCGTGCGGTTCCTGGAACTCGCGCATCTCAATGCCGGCGCCGGCGGCGTCGCCACCGATGCGATTGCTTTTCTTGGCGTCGAGGATTTTAAACGTACCAGGTTCGTCCTTCAGCGCGGCCTCAACGAAGATATTCACTTCGTCTTTGGTAATGGCGGTGGAATCCACGTAGACGAGAACGCGGTCCTCGATGCGGGATTTCTTCAGCGCGGCGATTTCGGCTTTGGCGTCGAATTTATCATCGACAACGACAACTTTCGCTTCTTTGCCTTCCGCTTTGATGAGCGCCTGGAATTCATCCAGGATGGCGCGGCCATTGCCGGCGGTGATGAGTTTTTCCAGCTTCGCCTGAAGCTGTTCATCGGTTTCAGTTTCCGATGCTTCAATGCTGTGCTTCTCGAGCAGAGCAACAATTAGTTTCTTCATACTATCTTCGGTTTGTGTTTTCGGTTGCCCTGCCCCTTTGGAGCTGGGGGAAATGGTTTTGATGATGTTGAGGACCGCGAAGGGCATGCTGTCCTCGTACTTGCTGAGATCGAGCGTGCGCAGCGCGTTGCGGGAATCCTCGGTATCCGCCTCGGTGGCATCCGCCAGGCCGTATTCCGCGGCTTCACTGCCGGTGAACCAGGTCTCGGCCTTCATGGCCTCGCGCATGGCTTTTTTGGATTTGCCGGTGTGCTTGGAATAAATTTCGGCGAGCGTTTCGGCGTGGCGATCGAGCATTTCGGCCGCGGCGCGCATTTCATCCGCATTGCCCTGGGCCATCGTCCACGGATCGTGAATCATCCAGATGGAGGAGATCGGGGAAATTACCCGCGAGGCAGCGAGCGGAATGACGCTGGCAATCGAAAGCGCGTATCCCGAAATGTAACAAGTAATGTCCGCGGCGCGGGCCTCGATGGCGTTGTACATGTCGAGTCCGTCCTGGACGCTGCCTCCCTCACTGTTGAGGATGAGCTTAATACTTTGACCTTTTGGGATTTGAGCGAGTGCATCACGAAACTCCTTGGCTGAGATTCCGGAACTGTCCCACCAGTCTTTTCCAATCTGCCCGCTAATGATGAGCTCGGCCGAATCCTGGTGGAGATTCAGCGTGAGCCAAACTCGATTGCTTTGCGGCGCGTTCCACGTCTTGCGAACCGGGCCGTTATAAATGGGGAATCTCATGCGTGGACTGCTCCTGAAAAATGATTCTCCGGCGCCGCTTCCTTGCCGGGGCCGTCTTCCGGCTGATCCGGCTTGGTGTCGTCAGATTGCGGCGGCGCCAGCAAGCTGGAGAGCTGGCTGGGGTCGATATTGAATTCCTTGCCGAGCTGCTCGCCGTATTTGAGGTATTCCGCCATTTGGCGCATCTGTTGGCGCCAGTCCTGATTTTTATCGGCGAAGACATCCTGTGGCACTTTCACGCCCAGGCGCATTTCGATCTCAAGGGCTTTGGCGGTGTAGCCGACGTCAACATTGGGAGCACGCGGCGGGCGGATGAGGCAGACGTGGGCGTCTTCCGGAGTTTTGAGATCCTGCACCCAATGGGATTTGGCGGCGCGCGCGATGACTTCGCGGGCGTGTTGCGTGTTGCGTGTTGCGTGTTGAGACAGGTGCCGCGCCTGAGTGAAATCCATGTTGAATTTCAGATCCCACTCGCTTTGCCAGGCGTACACGTCCTCGCACAGTTCGCGGATCAATTCGAAATCTTCCCGGAAAGCATTGGCACAAACATCGAGGTCCGCGCGCGTCACCGTGCCCTGGATGGAATATGGCATGACGAGCAGCTTGGGCACGTTGTAGCCCATGCAAATGAGCGTGTAATGAAGATCCCAATATTGCTGCTGAACGATGGACGGCCGATCCACCTGGAAGTTTTTCAGGGTGTCGCCGGTTTTGAGCGCGATTTTGCGCGCGCCCAGGGTGACGTTGTAAAAGTCGGAGGAATTTTTGGAAACGCTCGCGCCGGCGGCGTTCTGGGTTTGGATATTCAGCTTTTGGCGGCGGGCGCTGTAAGTGCTGAGCTCGCCGCTCGGATTGTTCTCCACTGTGGCGATTTCGCAGGCAATCTTGGCGGCCTGCATCTCCATCTTGTGGAGATCCAGGTTGTCCCGGACCAGGTTGAACGCGGAAACGCCTTCCGGGATGCCGCGCATCTGGCCGGGGCGGCGGACTTTGAATTTGTGGATGACGTCGGCCGCATCGAGGCGATCGAATTCCTCCTGGGTGATGTTTTGCGAGCCGCGAATGAACGTATTGAAGTCGCAGCGCTTCACATAATACGCCACGCGCTCGCCGGTCGACGGATCTACGACGATGCCGTCGATGATGGGAAATCCGGTTTTGGGATCCTCCTTGTAATCGCCGGGTGTCTTGACGCGATGGGCATCGATTGTCTGCAGCCGCGGCTCGGTGCGGAGACGGCCGTTGTAGGGAATTTTGGCCTTGGTTTTGTGGACAAAGATTTCGCCTTTGTCGAAAAGCAAACCGGCCCAGACGCGGGTGAGTTGCGCGCCGGTGATGGGTGAGCCTAATTCCGGCCGGGCCCACCATTGCTCCCAGGAGACGCTGCGCGCATCATTGAAACCGTCGTCACTGGATTCAGGGATGATTTTGAGCCCGGCCGGCCCCACGGAAAATTGGATCTTCAGGCTGCGGATTTTCTGTACGATCGAAGAATTCTCGATGAGATGATCGTGAACACGCTGCAGCTCCTGGCGCGTGGTGGCATCGATCTCCAGCCAGGCATCCTGCAGCGAGGAGAACAACCAGGACCGCTCGCCCCAGCCTTGGAACGCGGCTTCATAACGCGCGACAGCCTGCCCGATGAAGGGGATTTTCTTCGCGATCGCAAAGCCGGCGCTGACACCGGCAAACAGGATTTGGGCGAAGGTCTTTTTCACTGCGTGGGCAGCCCTCCCATGCTCGGGACGTTGAGCGAGGTGTAATCGCCCATTTCGCTGGTGACGCCGACGAGCCGGTCATCCTGGCACATGACGGTAAAAAGCGCGTCGGTGTCGGCGGGGATTGACGTGTCGGCGCTGAGGCCTTGCGCGATCACGGAATCGAGGATTTCAATCAGCTCTTCGAACATCGAAAAGACGTTCACCTGGGTGAAGTCCTTGCCCTGAATCCCAATTTCAAAAGAGCCGGATTGGCCGCTCCCGGAGGTGGAGACGAGCAACCGGCCCTTTTGAAAATTGGCGGTGTAAACCTGAGCCTGGGCCGCAATCAGGGATTCCCGCAACGTCGACGCAGAGCGCTTGGCGCCCTCCGCAACCTGTCGCAAGAATCCCCGTTTCGTTACGGCCTGGATGTAGACCATTGCAGCCTGCAGTGTCGCAAGCTGGTGATTGGTCGTGCAGTCGCACGTTTGGGATACGGCGTTTGGGGTACCCCGTTTGGGGGAGGCGGCGAAGGATTCAGGAATTGAGGTAGCGGAAAACGGCGTGAGAGCGGGAATGGGCGCGGAGCTTGGTGAAAACGATGCGTAGATGCGTTTTCACAGTGCCGGCGGAGATGGATAATTCCGCGGCAATTTCCTTGTCCGTTTTCCCCCGGGAAATGAGCCGGACGATCTCCGCCTGGCGGGGCGAAAGTTTGGCGCTCGAGCTCATTTAGTCGCCATCCGGCGCCGCTCGGAACGCCCCCAACTTGTGCATTGCGATAAACCAGCGCTCGGCATAGAGCAAATTGGGAAACATTTCCCATGCTCGCCGGCGATGATTCGCGATCGCCTTTAGCCAGGCTGGATTGGTTATGCCGACGAATCTCATTCGTCAGACCCTTGGTAGTGGCATCGGTCCGCGGAATGGAATGATCTGAGGTTGCTGAGCGGCGCGCGCGATATCCTGGAAGTGCCGGATGATTTCGGCTTTTTGAAAATCGAGCGATCCGACCAATTGGGCGGGATCCATCTTGCCCGCGGCCAGGCCTTCTTTCATAGCGCGGTTTACGAGCTTCACCAGCTCAGTGTTGAATTCAGCGTTGTTCATAATTTTATTTGCGGGGCCATTCTCTTGACGGTTCGACGTGCCCTCGGTTTACCTCCCCAAATCGCTCCCATACGTTAAAAGCCGCAACCGGCGAATCCCAAAAACCGCTTGAGAAAATGAGTCGACCAAATGAACCAACCCTTGCCCGATCGGCTTTGACGATCACGGGAGAAATGGCTTCGCCTGTCAGCCATACTTCAAATGTTTTCATGCGGGGTGAGTGGCCTGGTGGAAATCGGTGGTTAAAAAGTGCGGAGGCAATCCGCCGATGATGGAAAGGAAAATGGGCGCGCCGTTGTTGATGGCCTCGAGCTCTTCGTCCGTGGGGCGCCAGGCCACCACGGTGAGTGGGCAACCGTCACAAGATCCGCCAACTACTTCACCCACATAACCCGCGATGGTGGAGCACTGGGATTCTTCCAGGTCCGGAGGAGGCTTAAATTTGATATTCGACTCGGGAAACTCAGTTGGAATCATTTGCGCCTCCTTGTTCAGTGGCTTGTTTGATGCCGAGCGACGCCAGGCGATCGCCGAGGAGCCCGGACCAGTCTTTGAGCATGTCGATGCCGGCGCAGCAAATGAGCATGTGGTCATCACCGCGGACCTGCATGAATTTTTCTACGCCGCTGCTTACGATTTCGGCTTTGTTTTTCTCCGGCGGTTTTCCGATCCGGATCCAGGACTCGTACTGCTCCTTGAATTCATCGCTGACATCTTCGGGAATAACACACTCGATATACTCCCCGGGATCCACCATACGCGGACTACGGTTTTCTTTTTTCGCGGCTTCCTTTTCCGCTTCAATGACGCGTTGTTTGTGTTCACGGATAAAGAAGTGGTTGGCGATCATTCCGCCCTTGTTGATGTTGATGACAACCGGCTCATCTGGATGCGGCGCCAGGCCTTTGTCGGTATCAACCGGCTCAAAGATGGAGTTTACATTTAACTCCCCACAGATCGCTTTGCCCTCATCGTAAAAGCGGTAAACGCCATCCTCCCGATGTTTGAATAGCTTCACGTGAGAGGCATTGGACATGATGGCGTTGATGCCACATCGCTTCCCCTGCTCTGCGTAGCCGAGCACGGTCTGGTAGACGAACTGCAGGAGGTGCTTGGTGTTAAACGAGCAATCGATCACGCCGGCGCCGTGTTCGAGGGCGTCATATTCTTCCAGGACGGAAATAAGCTCGTTTTCCGAAGTGATCATTCCCTCGTAAATCAGGAGATCATTGCAGAGCGGATCCACGTCTTTGATCACGAGCCAGAAATGCTCGAGCTCCGCGCGGCTTTTGAAACCCTTTTGCCAGTCGGCCTTCCACAGCCGGCCGGCGCGATCCTTGAGGCCTTCGCGGCGCTTCTGCACTCCGCGGCTGATGACGATCTGCCCCTGGAAGGGCTGATAGCTGGTATTGAAAAACCGGCATTCCCGCTCCTGCATGAATTTCCGGAAGGGCTCGATGTCGCCGTTTTTCAGCGCGCGAAAGGCGGCGTGTTTTTCTTTGACGATTTCCAACCAGTCAATGTTGTGGCAGGTGACCGCATCGTACGTAAGCGAGATATCGCCGGGCGTGGCGCCTTCGTTATGGGGAGCGGAGTAACGGCCGCTGTCACTGAGCCGGCGGCGCTCAGTGGGATCGTTGTGAATGAGATATCCACAAGGCATCTGGTACCGCAATGTCGGCAGAAGCTTATTGTAGTTAAAGGATCCATCTTCCTTGCGGGATCCTTCTGAATCGTAGCGCAAACCTCCGAGATCAGGCCTCTGATCATCCCAACGTGTGCGCATGACATGGTATTGACCACAACCCGGACATTTAACTTCCCAGTATTGCTTGGT